AGGATATTTTTCTTTTTCTTCCTTAGTCAAAAGATGTCCAATACCACAAGTAGCTTTACCTAAAGTATCTAAATAAACACTTTGTTTAAATCCTTCACGATCTTTTAAGTGTTCAAATAGTTTCTCCATGAATGGATCTTTCTTTTTAAAAAAACCGAACATTATCCAGCACCTCCGCCACCTTCATTTTTTTCTTCTTTCTTTCTATCTCTACGAGATTTAATACGTTTTGCAATTCCAAGTAAGCCTCTAAATCCTAAACCACTAGGACCTCCTACTCCCACGACTCCAGGTATTGGACCAGCACTAGACCCATCAATATCTTGTACTATTGCACCTGCAATACTATCAGATGTTGTATCTACTCCAGGATATCCTTTAATATTTCCATTAAAACCACTATCTGAATCTGATATAACCTCTACTTCAGTACCATTTACTACTTTTGTTTGAGTAACATTAGTTCCTTGTAAATACATACTAACTAATTCATCTTTAGTCATTTTATCTTGTTCCCAACCTTGAATAAGCTCTCTTCTAGAAGCTTTACCAGACCTATACTCAGTTCCGTCTTCCTTAACTCCACCTCTTTTCCACGCCACTCTTTGCTCTTTTTTTGACAATCCTTTAATGTGGTCTTGTTCCATAAATTTTTGTTTCATTGCTCTTCTTGCCTGAAATTTTCCACGCATATCTTGAATGCTTGTTCCAACTTCATTTACAGCTGTTCCTAAATTATAACCCATTTCTGCACCTGAAGCCATTGCAGTTAAGTTATCTATTGAACGTATAGTCTTGCTTTTTTCAATCCTTTCTTGCATCTTTCTTTCTTCTTCTGACACATTAGCATCAAATCCAGCCATAATCATTTCTGTTCTACTCGCCATAATCCCCCTCCTAAGGTGCAAATCCGTCTGAATTTACCATTGTTATATCTAATTCTGAATTATCTGCAACATTTCCACTAGTATTTGAAAATGTTACACTCATATTTGCATCGTACCCTACAAAACTTCCTTTAAATTGATGTCTAAAAGTTATGTATAGAGTAGCAGATGCACTCCCTAAATCTATTGTTGCTGATGCATTATTGCCAGTATTCCATCCATTAGGTCCCCCACTTGACCCTGGAGAACCAGTTGTGCTAATAGCAAACCCTGGGTTTAAAACATTTCCAGAATCTTTAGTCCATGAAACTGTAGTGCTATTATTTCCAGTGTTTCCATTTGTTAATACTATTTGCTTATTTGCATGAGCATAACTACCTGTATTTCCAGATCCTATTGCAGTTATAGTAAAATCATTAGGAACAGTCCAACTACCAGAAGCACCTGGAGTTGTTATAACTTCACTTTCTGTAGCAGTTCCTACATTTTGTTGCGACGCTGTATTTCTTGGTTCTGTTTTAAATTTATATGCTGTACTAGCTTGCGGTGTTAATCCATTATTAGTAGCATTAAAAATATAAGTA